TACTGGACGCAGCAGGAACATAGATGTAGTTATCGTTATACTTATCGTAAACACGGAGGAAGTTGTTATCAACAAACAGGTAGTTAGAACTTGGGAACCTGTCAGTAGTGCTCAGAGTATCTGTCACTGGGTTGATGTTATTAACAACCGCTGCGCGGTTTGGTGAAGTTACTACAACGCAATCCTTACGAGTAGCGCCAGCGATACCGACAAGGTCAGCAACAACAGACACTTGATCGTCAGCAGTGGTCATGCCTGGAGCAATCAGGATTTGAACGTCGATCTCATCCTTGTCTTCGAAGTTATCGAAACCAAGAACGTAGTCGCCGAGATCCAGCGCAGAGTGGTCATTACCACCACCAAGAGCGCCACGAGCAGAGTCGTTGGACCAAGAAAGGTTAGTTGCGTAGTCAGTAGAAGTACCACTTGGAGCAGTGCCCCAGTTGTCTCCGTGAACCATGTTCACTGAATCAAACTCGCCGAACCAAAGGTACTCAGAACCGTTGTTGATGACAGACTTAATGAAGTTGTCTCCACCATCAACAGTCTTTGCGCCAGTTGCAACAGATACGTATGGGAACACTTCAAGTACAGTGCCCTTGGTACCAGTGATAAGACCATCACTATCGACAACAGCAACGTGTACTTCGTCGTTAGTTACAGTTCCTGCCTGTTGCTGTGCCCATTGAGAAGTTCCTGGAGTGCCATCAAAGTTGCCAGCGTAGTCCCAAGAGTTGAATTCAGAAATGGTAGTTGCAGAAGATGCAGATTCACCGGATTCAATTGCAAAGATAGAAACTGCAAGAGAGTTACCGAGTTGGCCTGGGTACTTAGCAACGAACATGTCAGAAGGAGTTGAACGCTCAAAAGATTGCTCGTTCTCAACCAGAGTACCGACACCAGACATAGTTGCGTTATACGCAGAGTCGGTGGCAGCGCCTTGTGATACTTGACGGTTTACGATAAGGTTTCCAGAGTAACGGAGATACTGCGCAGCAGAGAAGTAGTCAACAGCGCGAGTCTGGTCGGGAGTGCCGAACAGAGCAGCGAGTTGTCCTTCATTCTCAACACGAGTAGGTACGTTCACTGGTCCCCACTTGAATTGTCCCACAAAACCGGACAAAGAAGTTTCGACGTTTGGTGCAACACCAGTTAAGTCGATTTCTTTGACAACGATTGCTGGAGACACAGAAGGTGTAGTTAGTGCCATTTTTATTTCCTCGTTTTCGATCGAAAAATTATATGCATGCATTATAAGGAGGACACTCAGAAGAGTGTTCAATGCATATATTTATACCAGATCGAATCTACAAGGTCAGTCTTGATGGTACATGCTCCAAGGGTCGAGTTTGTCCTCGTATGATATCTCCTCTACACCATCGCAGTGGTATCCAAAGGGAGGAACATCATCTTCGATCTCTTGCATTCTTCTTTCGAACATCATCTTCTTCACATCAATGTCTGTCATCTCTGCAAAGAAAGTAGTTTGCACCAAATAACCTAACATGACTATATTCATGACCAAGTCATCATGGTTCCCGTCTGATGCCTCATAGGAAGCACCTTTAGATTCAAACGTAGAGATCTCTAGTATAGTGTTTTCGTCTACGATGTCAAGTTTTTTCTCTTCCATTAAGTCCTTGAACCCTGAGCAACCAAGTCGCTTGGTTCTTCGGGTCATTTCCACACCGATGCCAGATGATTTAACCATAGACTCCATGTGGACATTCTCATATTCCATTTCGTGGTATATCCCGTTACAAACTACTGCACCAGCATCGTTGGATTCAATTACAACGTATGCCTTGTTGTACGAGGTTGCCCATTTATAGATTACGTCTGGGTAGAGGAGAGGAGAGATTAAGTTGTTACGATACACGGCAACCTGTTTGAAGGGTCTGCTGCTGATGTCGATTACATTGAAGGTAGAGTAATCCTGCCCTCTGCCCTTCGCCACGTCTACACACATAACGTATTGTGACCCCTTACGAGGTTCGTCGTATATAAGCAGGTCGCCACCTTCAAGTATCCTCTTTGGACGACTTGCAACCAGACTCAGTAGAACTTCTGGGTTTATTAGCGTGTTACCTGTACCAAAGAACGTGTTACCAAATTCTTGGTCAAACTGGATTTGCGAGGAGTTTGCAACGGTCTGTTCCTTCCACGCTTCGTCTCGGCCAGGAACGTCCCACCAATCAACGCGGAATGGTTTATACTCGTTTACTTTCTGTACAGCACCTTCCCAGATCTTATGAAACGGATTACCGATACCGTTGGCAGTAGAAGTGATTATAACCTTTGTGTCCTTACCAGAAGAAACTACAGGATAAGTCGAGGTGTAGAAGGTTGCGGCGTTTTGAACGAATGCAAATTCGTCCAAGAAAAGTAGGTTCACCGACTGTCCACGGATAGAAGATCCAGAGGTAGCAGCAGCAAATATCTTTGAGTTGTTACTGAAGTCTATGTTGTTCTTGTTTACAGCTTTACATCCAGGTTGCAGGTAGAAGGGTAAGTTCTCCAGCATTAAAGTTATACGCGCCAACATTTCCTTTGATGTGGCGTGTTTGTTCGCTACGATTGCGACGTTCTTTTCTGGATGAAACAAAGCATACCAGAGAAGGTATGCAACAGAGGAGATAGACTTACCAGACTGACGACAGGCGAGTACGACAGAGAAACGGTTCGAGTTGAAGTGCTCGAACATCTTCTCCTGATATGGATAAAGGTCAAAGGGTACTAGACCGTCATCAAGGTTGATTACCTTGAGGTGCGTTTTGGCGAAGTGTACTGGGTCTGCCATACACTTCGCATATTCTGCTACTTTCTCTTGGGTCCAATCTTCTTCGACGCCATCGCGTTTTATATGTGGGTTGCCGAGATATGATGTATCAGATTTATTCTTCGTCGTGTCTATGATCAATTGCGTCATGATTAGAACTCACTTCCTTCTCATTAATATCTTTCAACATTCTCTGCAATTCAGTAGTAGAACCAACGAAAACATTGTTAGTTGTATTACCATGAGGAAGTGCAGCAGTTGTTGGAGCGTCTACTTTGTCCAAGTCTTTTTTCTGCTTTTGAAGAGTTAGCAGTTGATTGGATACGTCTGCTGTATCCTTAATCAGTTTGGCAAGAACCTCGTATGCCCTTGGGTGTTCTGATGCCTTTGCAACCTCGAACATTTCCTCTACACCGTCACGACCTTTACAGATCATATCTTATAGAGTTTCTCGGGCGAAGTCGAAATCGTTGTCTTTATCAGAGTCACTCATGCCATCAACTTTCCTTGTTCATACAGAGTATGTATAGTTGCTTCACCACAGGTAAATGCAATAGCAGCACTTGCCCTGTAGTTGTTATTGTTCTCGTATCCGTGAACTTTCTGCGAATCAGCGACATAACAGGGAGACCACTCTACCTCGGCAACCTTTGTGTGCCCCGCTTCGTTATAGTATGTCAGAGGTGCCCATTCTTCAGCATCATATGGGGTCAGGGGTAGGAACATTACTGCCTTTCGGTATTCCCTGAAATGCTCCCAATCTTTATGCGGTGACATGAAACCATAAGGTTGAGATCCCTGCAATATAATGTACGCTATGTACTGTTGCGCTTCAGGGTGGATCATATCCCAAAGTATCTTCAACTCAGGGGTGTTCCAGTTCGGAACGTATGACGTACCTTCCACCGCAGGGCAGGAGTCTATCTTGTTGATTGTATACATCACATCTCTTACCGACCTTGATATGTCGAAACGGTAAATGATCTCAGGGTTTGCTGCTTGCGATGAATGAAACAGAGAAGTCTTCGCTTTAGATTGCTCTATAAGGGTTTCCCTCAACTCTTCTGGTAATGTAACTCCCTCAACATGGAAGAAATAATCTGGTTTACGTGGTTGTGTAGTCATGTGGCACAAATTGGTCGCTATCAAGTATATCAGTAATTATAGTGTAGTCAGAGTCTGGACTCACTGGTTGCGGGTTAGTTTCTACCCTAACCGTCTCAAGGTATTTATCCGAGTCTGCTGCGTTGACATCCATGTTATAGAGGTCCATATCGATACGATTAATAAG